AAGTTGAACTCTTTTATTTGAAAATCATCTGTATCTTTGCCAAATCTAGCAACAATAAATTTATTAATTTTATAATCGTACTTTTCTTCAATCATCTGCCTATAAGCAGAGCCTTGAATTAAATAATCAGGATAAATACTCTTACTTGTTTTAAAATCGACTAAGATATATTCGTCATTTTTCTTTACTAATAAATCTGCTGTTCCACCATACTCATATAACTTTGATGTAAATGATTGTTCACAAAAAATAACTTTATGTTCATCACTAAATTCTCCCCACCAGGTTAAAAATTTTTCAAAACAATTTTGTGTTATCTCGTTATCTGGTAATTCATATTCTGTTTTCTCAATATGTGATTGAGCCAATTCATGTAAATTAGTTCCTATCTCGGCAGCTTTATTTAATTCTGAATGATATGATTTACCTTCAAGGCCTAATTTATTAGACCAGATTATTAAACCAATACTGTTTTTAAATCTTGATAAAATTGTAGTAACACTAGGAACTACTTTCTCTAAAATTTTATATATTAAATGTGCCATATTTTATAAATGGCAAATACCCAATAGAACTACATATATTTACAAACGGGGATCGTAATAAATGTACTATGAAATGAAATCGAATATTTGCCATTATTGACAAAATAAATCAATTTAATTACAAATCAAGTTATTTATGACAAATTGTATTATTAATGACAATTAATAATATTGTTTAGGTTTTTCAAAAGTGTGTTCAACAATTCCAGTTAAGTCTGAAACAGTATTAAGATTTAAAATTTCATTAATAGGTCTAATATTACTGTATTTTATGGTTTCAGCTTTCCATTGTTTTATACAACTAGGCAGAACAAATTGAGCTAATTGTTTTTTAAAATCACAATTATTGACAAAACCAAGTATTTCGCCTTTTTTTGTCTCTAAAATGCACCTTTGAGGCTCGGCAGAATTAAAATTATCTTCATTTAAAAAAACACCTTCATTATAAATATAAGCAATTTTACAAGATTTAGATAAGATCACTAAAGTATTTGGGATATATTGAAGATCATTTGAGCATACTAAATAATCATTTTGAAATTTCCCTCTATTAGTTACAAAACCTGTGTTTGGGTTGTAATTACCAACGACAGGATATCTACAAACATAATCATCTAATATTCTCCAAGGGTGAACTTTTAATATTTTGGCATAAACATAAGCGTGTTCCAGGTTTAATCTTCTTGATCCTGTCATGTGTAATCCAACAGTCGATTGATCTATTAGAAACTTACCATGCTTAGTTCTTGGCATGACTTCCATAATTTCTTTAATTCTTGTAAGTCCAGCTTTATTTAACTGATAATTAAGAGACTCATTCATTAAATGGATCATATACTATTACAACCCATTTTCATCAATTTTATGTAAATATTAACCATTCTCTGCAAAATATTAAATTAAAAATAAAATGTCAAATAAAATATGATATGTAATTAATTATATATTTTGTTGAAATCAGAATTAAAATATCTATTAATATTATTAGACGAGTTTTATCGTTTAAGAAGCATTTGTAGGGAGTGCAAAATAACATGGCCGAATTACGAGGATCATATATGGAAAAAAACTTTAAGGTGCAATGGTTTTAGAGACCCTATGCCAAGATTGTCAAAAATTATTGAAATCTCAGACAGATTTAAAAGAATCAGAGAAAAAAATATTAAAGTTTATACACCACTTCCAGAACACTCACCTGAAATCACCAAGCTATACAGAAATACAGCTTGGGTCAGGTATCAAAAGCAGCAGCAACTGTCAGAGATACTTAAAAAATTTAAAACTAAAACTTTACATAGATTTTACCCCAGGGTTAGCAAGAGATATAAAAATATTAAGAACAGAAGGGTGGCTTAATGACTGAAAAAATGAAATTACCTTATTATGATTTTTATTATCAAGATTTCTTAACTGGAACTGCACATTTTACTCACCAACAAAGAGGCATTTACATTACTTTAATGTGTTATGCTGGAGTTTATAATGGTGATGGTTTACCTAATAATTTTAATAAACTTTGTGCTATTGTAAATGTTTACAGTGATAATCCTGATACTGTTGAGTCATTAAAGACAGATATTAATACAGTTCTAGCTGAGAAGTTTAAACTTATTGATAATAGATGGCATAATGAAAGACAACTTAATGACTATAAAAGAACTGTAGAAAAAATTAATCATAGAGCTGAAGCTGGTCGTAAAGGTGGTCTAGCAAAAGCGAAGCAAACCTCTAGCAAAGTATCTGTATCTGTATCTGATTCTGTATCTGAATCTTTTAATAATATATGGGATGCGTTGATGGTGAAGCGAGGTAGCAAAAAAAAAGCATTTGAAAAATTTAATAATATTCCTGTGACTATTAATGAAGAGTCAATAATAGAGAAATACAATGAACTTTGTCGTAACACAGAAAATCAAATATATATACCACACTTTAGCACTTGGTTATCTCAAGAACGATACAACGATGAGGAAGTGTTTAACTTAGATAGTTTTAAAAAGAAACACAGCATAGAGGCAAATTTTATTGAGGAGAAAGATAATCTTCTTTTCTTCAGATCTAAAGAAAATTTCGGCTTTATTGATTGGGTTTACCAAAAGGATGGAACATTGATTAAAGATTATGGCAAAGAAGAAGAAAAAAAAGCAGCATCGAACTAAACCAAAAGAAGTCTCACAAGCACAAGAGATTGATTATGGAGCTCAAACACTTGTAAGAGAAGAAAATGGTAAAATATATAGATTACCTGATATGGCTGAGATGCAAATTTCTCACAAACATATCTCTAAAAAAATTAATTCAGTACACGAGAGCTATTATGCCAGGCATCAATTAGATCCAACAGATGCTAAAAGAAATGCAACTAGATATGTAGCTGGTCAAAAACTTGAATATTTAGGAATAATTAGTTCTAAAATGAAAAGCTGCACCTTTAATTTTAACAGATTAGCTGGTATTCCAGATGGTGCAGAATTTTTTAACATACTTAAAATAGATTACGAACAAGAGTTTAATGAAGCTATGAAGGCAACAGTACAACATCAATCATTAGTTTGGGATGTAATCATAGATAATAAAGCTGCCACTCATAAAAGAATGGATCAATATAGGGATGCACTTGATCTATTAATTAGTCATTGGGGAATGTAAATATGCCTATTTATGCCCATTTAGATTATTGAATAGTTAATATATATTATTTAATAAGATCGAGAAGTCGGTCAGAAATCCAAAAAATTTATTATGAAACCAGAGGAACAACTCTGGCTTAACACATTGGTTCGAGGTTTATGCGATAGTGTAGGTCTTACTCATCCAAACTTTGACATATCAGAATGGAAAATTATTAAAGAAGCTAGAGAATGGTTAGGTTCAGAGGATTTTAAAACTATTTGCAGCTATCTGAAACTTAATCCAGATTACATTATGAAATTACATGAAAAAATCGAAACAAAAACAAAAGGGAAAAAACATATTACCGACAGAATTTACTCAGCAATCTACACTAGAATTGTCAGACTCAGAACTTCTAACGACTATATTCCTAGCTGATGAAGAAGGTAAACCAATAGTATTAATTAGGTTCGCAAACTTTGATACTAATGAACAGGCCCAGGATTTTATTACAGTATTCAAGGATCATAAGAGCTTCACAGAATTAGGATATACAAACGAAACATTACATTAAAGATCATGGTAGGAAGAAACACAAAATATACAAAAGAATTAGTCAATACTGTCTTACAAGAACTTGCAGTAGGTAAATCAATCAGAGCAGCTTTAAAGGTTGTAGAAGTAGATTGGGAGACCTGGAGGAGTTGGTTGAATAAGAAACCAGATTTAAGAGAACAGTACAGCCTTGCTAAAGAGGATGGTATTGAATACTCAATGGCAGATGTAGATCAAATAGCTAAAGAAGCAGTCAAGAAGTCAGGAGAGACCAAGATGGATATGGCTAATGTTAAAGCTATAGATACATTCATTAAACATAAACAATGGATGGCTAGTAAGTTAGCTGCGAGGAAGTATGGTGATCGACAGTCCTTAGAGATAGGGAACATGAAAGACCAGAGCTTCTCTATTAAATGGGATAAATAAAACAATGATGGATAAATTACATAACTTAAAGAACAAATGGGATAACCTAAACAAGAAGGGTAAGACCATAGTTGTAGTAGTAGCAGTAGTAATTATTGTGGTTATTACACAGAATATTTAGTGAAATTAGAGATATATGGTTACAAAGTAATCATGTTTGTTGATAGGATTGTAAGGGGAAGTGTTGAGTTTGTTAAGATTATTAGCAAAAAGCTCTTTTCTCGCACAGAGCATTTCGTGAGAAAAAAGTAATATTTTATGACAATTTTGTTGGTATTTTGTTCTTTTTAATAAATATACTGCACAATATCTGCACACAAAGCTCTAAAACCATTGATAAATATAGCTTAGCACTTCATTGAAGATAATGTGCCCAGCTTTCCTATAATTTTTTACTGAAATCTGGTGATTTTATTATTTACCACCACCCATCGACATTGCGTCATTGTCATAGGAAGTGATTTCAACTCAGAACAAAATTCCCTAAAGCCTGGTGCTGATGAGAAGAATCGAACTTCTGACCTCTGTCTTACCAAGACAGCGTTCTACCACTGAACTACACCAGCATAGGTACTAATTATATGAAAAAAGCTAAAAAAAACACAAAAAAAGTTGATGTCTTTGCCCTTATGGTCAAACACATGAATGAAAAGACACCAATAAAACAAAATTCAGGTCGTGGACTTGTCAGAGATAGTACAGTTTCAAGAATACAAGATATTTACAAAGGGGATCAGAAAGATAATGCGTGAAAATAACTATTCCCTACAAACCTAGGCCACTTCAAAAAGAAATACATAAAAATCTAGCTAGGTTTTCAGTCCTGGTCTGTCATCGCAGATTTGGTAAGACAGTCCTTACTGTCAATGAACTGATTAAGAAGTGCCTACAATGTAAGCTGCCAAGGCCACGATACTACTACATAGCTCCGACA